GTAAGGGACGTGTTTTGTAGTAGGTAAGGGACGGTTTTTGCAGTAGGTAAGGGACGGTTTTTGCAGTAGGTAAGGGACGGTTTTTGTAGTAGCCCCTCAGAAGCAGCCGTCGCTTGCTCTTGGGTGCTGGTTGTGGCACGTCGGGTCAATGAGTCCGGCAAGACGGTCGAAGATGCCTTCATCCCCATCCTCATACGTCCCGAATCCGAGGGCTTGCATCAAGTCCTCAACCATCCACGGCTTTTCGCACTCGGTCTTGGTCTCCCGCAGTCTTGCCTCGCGGCGCTAGTCGGTGTCATGAGCAGCCTCCATCCTGAAGCGTAGCTCTCTTCGCTCTCGCCCTCGTAAGTGCAGTAGCGGTCGGTGCCAAGCCTGTAGGGGATGCGCGTGTCCCGCTTGTCGTTAGTCGCTGCCATCGTCTGCCACCTCTATCCTTTCGAGCTCGTCCGGCGCCGCAGCTTGTCCTGTACCGCTTGTCTCCTATGACGCCCATGTGCAGGTCCACGTACCGGGAGACAGGCTCCAGCAGCACCAGCGTCATTGATACGACCTCGCCCTGTCCGATTGGCTTCCTGTCGTAGCTATAGACCAAGACCTCATCGCCGATATGCAGCGTCTGGCCCTTGCGGTCCCGGTCTACCACTTCAGCGCTCTTCATGCTCTGCCTCCTCCACCGTCTCAGCTCGCGCATGGCCTTGCCTCCGGTCATGTCCCTGTGCCATATTCCAAGCTTGTTCCAGCTCTTCACCCGGTCTCGCTCCATGTCATAGGGGTCGTCGCGCACATGTCGGCTCTGAATTCCACGTAAAGGATATTGTCGTCCTCGGTCTTCCACCACTCGAAGGTGCCGTAGCCACGTCCCTGTGCATGAGATATGCCTTCATCGCTTGTCCTCCTTGTCTGCGGATGCGGGCGGCGAGCACGGAAGAACACTTCGTCGTTCCCGTTGACGCGGTTGTCCTCGCTCCATTCCTCCAGCTCGTGCTCTCCCAGCTTTCGGGTTTGACATGGGTGACTGACGACGCTTTGTCGATGAATCCGCAATCGGTCGATATAGTCCACCTGTCCGCCATCCTCAGCGCGTAAACGACTGGCTTCATGCCGCTAGCGCAACCAAAAACCGTATCTCCCACATGGATAGGCTTGCCATCGGCGTCCTTCGGCAGCTCGCTGTCTATGCGGTCTGCCAGAGCGTAAAGCTCCTTGGTTGTGCGCCTAGCACCTTCGCTGCCTACCTCGTCGCACCACTTGCGAATTATGCCGTGTGAAATAGTGGCATTCCGATATTTCCAAAAGAAAATGGGGCCAGTTTCCTAGCCCCATTCACTGCCTCTAGATGATGGCAATGATGTCGTATTCCTCTGCATCGCCTAGGAGATAGAAGGATGCCACGCGGAGACGTGAACGCAGATCGTCACTCATGTCTCCAACCTTGCCATCGTAAAGGCATCTGTCTCCCTCGTCTGGCTGTGTGTTATAGACGATAATCGTCTGCTCGTCCCTGAGGTCATTCCACATTTTATGTCCTTTCTCTCTCACTGCCTTACTTGCTGAAACGTGCAGTTGCAAGCGAGAATCTGAAACTTTTCCCACTCGTATATGGGTGCGGCCCGCAGGGGTCGGACCTGCGAGCCGCTAGAGAAAGGAAGCGCCGACTGCCGGGCGCGATTAGATTCTACCACGAGGGAACCTGCGGAGCTGCTTGGCTGGCGAAGTCCTCTCGTAGTGCATCCGTCGTCTCCCAGCTCTTCCCTTCGAGGAACCTCATGACCGCTATCGCCCTGATACGCGGATCTGGTATCTCCGCTATGAAGGCCATGACCTCAAGCCTTGCGTGCTCCACTGCCTTCGCCTGCATCTCTATCGCCCTCAGGGCTAGGCCCGCAACCCTGAGCCAGCTCAGCCTTGAGGTGCACGGCCTGCGAAAGCTCGCGCTCCGTCATAGCCCCAGAAGCTCCTTGGCTGCTGCCGTCCGTGCCGCGTAGTCCGAGCGCCTGCGGTCCTGCCCATTGAAGGCCACGGGAACGCACATGTCCATGATTCTACTATATATCCGCTGCTCTCCGATTCCGTCTGCGCTCATGAGGTCGCGAGGGTTGATGTTGGTCGTTACTATCAGTGGAAGCTTGGATCTGTAGCGTGCATCTATCACGGCTGTGACCTGCTCTGTCATGTACTCCGTGCGTCTTTCAGTGGCGAAATCATCAATTATGAGCAGGTCGAACTTCTGTAGGCTGTCTATGTACTCCTGCTTCCCGGAGAACCCGTTCTGCAATTTGTTGACTACCCTCTGGAAGTTGGTCATGAGGCACGGAGTCCCGCTCTCTATCAGGGCGTTCGCTATGCATGCGGCCGCAAAGCTCTTCCCGCTGCCGACGTTGCCGTATAGCATGAGACCCGTGCCGTTCTCCAGCATCTGCGGGAACTTTTCGACATACCGCTTCATCGCCGCCATGGTCTTCGCGTCCTTGCCATCGTCGTTGGCGAAGGTCCACTCGCGCATCTCTGAGTCTGGGAAGCCAGTGCGGCGCATCCTGTCCACCCGCTGCATGCGCTCCCTTGCCCTGTCCTCTTCCTTTAGCCTTTCTTCCCTCTCTATCTCGCACCTGCACATGCAATACGGCTTGATGACCCTGCCGCCTATCTCCACCTCGCACTGCTTGGGCGTGTGGCACTTACCGCAGTAGAGCAGCCCATCCTTGATGTAATCGCCCTCTTTTGGCTTGAAATTGGTAGCTGCCGCCTTGGCAAGCCCTTCGGTGATTCCGTCTGTCTTCATGATTTTCCTTCCTCTCTATCGCGTCTTTGGAGCGTACTTCCCAAGTCCCAGAACCTTGTCCAGTTCCTCGTCTCCAGTGCTCTGGTAGTAGTAATCGGCGTCTATCTTCTTGTCGAATCCGCTAGACGTTTCACGTGAAACAGTGTTCTTCCTTGCTTCCCTGTCACGCCGCGCCCAGTTCCGGATCGTGGCTAAGTGGTTCTTGTAGCTCTTTCCGCTTGATGCCATGTAGGAGCTGAGCCTTTCGATTCTCTCTTCCCAGTCTGTGGGGAACTCGGTTTTGAGCTTCTTCATGTCTGAGTCTGTGAGAAGAACGTTCTTGTACTCTCCGTACTTGTGGCGTGTCTCTATCTTCTCTCTAGGATTTTTCTCTAGTGTATCTATCTCTATAGTATGGGTGCTCATTTTGGGTACACCCCCCTGCCCATTTTGGGTACACCCCTGCCCATTTTGGGTACACCCCTGCCCATTTTGGGTACCCCGTACCGCCCTGTAGTCCACGAGCAGCACACCATCCGCCACGTGCTCGCGTCTCTCAATGAGTCCGTCCGCGCATAGAGCCTCTAGGTTCCGTGATACCGTGCTCTTCGATGCTTGGCACCACGCTGCCAGATATGAGCGCGAACCCGTGAACCACGAGTCTCCATCCTGCGAGAATCCGTAGATTACCGCGTAGATTATCAACGCGTTCCCGCTTAGGTGAAGCTCGTTCACCATGAACGCCTGAATGTTCACATATGAGTCGGATTTTACTTCCATTCTTCCAGCTCCCATAAGCGAAACCCCCACCGTAGGTCGCGTCTACGATGGGGGTTTCTATTTTCATCCCATAGGATTGGGCTTGAAAATCTATGTCATTACAAGGACGCGACCCTCGCATAGCCAAATTATAGCATCAAGACTCCTCGATGTTTATGTGATTGATGTACGCCATGAGCTTCTTCTTCAGCTTGTACTCGGCGGTCTTGAAGCCTTTGCAGTCTTCCACGACAACCTTTCCGTTGCGATAGTATACGAAGTCTGCCACGTATTTCATGCCACGGTATTTCACGCCGTCGCACTCGAAGCTCGGCAGAAGCTCGAAAGGCACCTGAAGGCGAAGCCCCTGAATCTTGCCCGCGTCAGCCATATCGCGGAGCTTGGCATACCGTTTCGCTTCCTTGGCGCTGTCGAACTCGATGCCGTCAATCGTAGTCTTTTTGGCGTGGTACTTACTTGCCCGTGCTGCCGTATCCATTATCCCCTCGCTCGGAATCGTCAAGCTTGTCAACGACTTCAAAATCCACGTACTCGCACGGAACGACTACCAGCTGCGTGATTTTGTCCCCACGCTCGATTTTGTAAGGCTTGTCTCCGTGATTGTAGAGCTTCACCATTATTGACCCGGTAAATCCCTCGTCAATGACGCCCTCGGACGTGATGCCGTGCAAGACATTCAGACCTGATTTGCTCTTCAGCATGCCGGCATACCCGTGCGGAAGCTGGATGTGGACACCTGTGTCGATGACGAATGAACATCCAGCAGGGATAACCGTCTCGACTGGCGAGCGAAGGTCTGCCCCCGCGTCCGTGTCGTGGGCACGGTCTGGGAAGAATGCACCTGAATCAAGCTTGATTTTCATATTTCTCGTCCTTTCCAAAGCTGTATCGTGCATATCTCACGTTCTGGCCGTATCTGTTCAGCGCATGCTCGCGCTCCTTATGTATGTCGTGCCCTTCTCGCCTGAGCTTGCACACGACAGCGGCAAGCCTTGTAATTCCAAGATCGCGGAATGCATCGACCGGCGTGATGCTGCCGAAGTCGCGTATGTAGCCAAGAACCATCTCTTTCTGCGTCATTCTATCGCCTCCCTTTCATATGTAGCTCCTTCCGAACCTCTGGATGAAGTCCTCGACCGACCAGCCGTAATGCTCCATAGCACGAATCTGTGAGATGGTTTTGAGGTAGCTTTCGAACGGCTCGTTGAAATGCACCGCATAGTCGCTCATGTTATGGGCTTCTGGCGTGAGGAAGACATACAGGCCAAGCTCGATTGACCTCTTTCGATATGGCCCATGGAAGACCTCATGCCGCACGAGCCACGGTTCGCGCTCGTCGTACCACCGGATCATGACTCTGTGCCGTTCGTCGTACCACTCGCCGCAACCCAGTATGCTATGCTCCCTCATTCCTCGCCCTCCACGTATTTCAAGCTTGCTATTTCCTCGCGTGTCAGAACCGAGATGCCCTGCGCTTCGCATTCCTCCCGCGCCCCGTCTATGAGCCGAGAGAACTCCGCCGAATCCATGTGGCTCGAACCCTTGTAGACTCGATAGTGCGTGAACTCACGTCCTCCGGCAAATCCCGAGCCGATTTCTTCGAAGTAACGGAAGTACCCAGAAACGTCTATGTCGGAACGGACGCTCACGACCTCGTATGGAGCGTGCTCCTTGAGCATCCTGAAGTGAAGCTCCGAAGTCGGCATCCTCAAGACCCTGCCGAGCTGGTTGAGCATCGACCAATAGTAAGCGTTCTGCGTGGGCGTCCTCTTCCTGCGGCGCTCCTTGATTTCATACAGACGTTCCTTGCCATCCTGCGGCTGCTCGAAAAGCCAGTGTATTATCTCCTCGGCTGTCCCAATCATGCCGCCTATCATCCCTCGCCACCCCCCTATAAAGTGGGGCGCGGCGTCCCATCGCACCACGCCCCACTGTCGGCCAAACCCGACTGTCAGAACGGAATATCCTCGTCGTAGACGTCCATCGTGGGCGGCTGCGGAGCGAACGCCTGTGTCTGCTGCGGCTTGCGGTTCTGCATAAGCTCAACATCGTTTGCGATGATGTCCACCTTGGAATGCTTCCGGCCGTCCTTCTCCCATGACGAATAGTGGAGCTTTCCCGCGATTGCGACCTTCATTCCCTTCGCGAGGATGTCGCTCAGTGCGGTCGCACGGTTGCCGAAGGTGACGCACTCGAAGAAGTTGGGAACTTCCTCCCATTGCCCAGAAGCGTTCTTGCGGCGGTCGTTGACCGCAATGCCGAAGCTCAGGACTGCTGTCCCTCCCTGCGTCGCTCGTAGCTCGGGTTCGCGAGTCAAATTTCCGGTGATTGATACCTGATTTATGCTCATTGCTCGTCGTTCTCCTTTGCTGCCTTCAGCTCAGCAATTTTTTCGGCGTACCTGTCGGGGAAAAGGTACTTTGCTACCGTGTCAAGGTCGGTGTTTGCCACAAAGATAAGCGATTTTTCCTTGTATCCGAGCGCTGCATTTGCGAACAGCACGTCCTGTAGAATTGCCGCCTTGTATGCAAGCTCCAGAATTGCCGTGTAATTTTCGGCACTGATTTGAACAACGTTTTCCATTTTCATCTTTCCTCTCTCTAGTCCTTTGTGTATACGTAGGCCCTGAGGCCCTTTGTGTCGTTGTAGATGCTCAGTCCAGTAATCTGGCCGCTCTCGATTCTGACCTTCTCGCAGCGGAACTTGTCGTAGCAGGCCGGACGTCCGTTCTTGCCCTGCTTGATGTTGCACTTCTCGGAAGGCACCCAGATGAAAGGTGCCGTGTAAAGCTCGCGCCCTATGCCGAGCATGAACCCGGCCCGCTTGAATGCGTCTGAAGCCCTTCCCTTCTCGGCCTCCATGTTTGACGGAGTGCCATTAGATTGCTTGGCAATCCACTGGGATTTTTCCGCGTCCCAGATCTCAATAGTGCAGAACAGCTCGCCGTTGATGCTCTGGTACGAGTCGCGCCAGCCCGTGACGCCGAAAGTCTCGTCAAGGATTCGCATGTCGCAACGGCTGTCCTTGTAAAGCAGGAGCGACACGCCCTTCTGTCCGCACTGGGCTACGCGAACCTCTATCTCGTCTGCTCTCAGCTCCCTCATGCTATTTCACCTGAAGCCTTTCGTTGGTGACAATTTCGGCGTGCTCGATTTCGCGCCCGTCTTCCAGAGCCGCCTTGATTGCCGTCCTGTTGGGCGTAGGCTCCTTGTAGGTCAGCAAATCGCCTGCGTGCTCTTCGGCCCACGCAATGAAGCCATCATCGACCTGAACGCTCTTGGCCTTGCGGTAGCTGCAACGCACCTTGGGAGATTCGAACTTATCGCCCTTCAGTGCGTAGGCCAGAAGGTTCTTGATGCGTTCGGCCTTGTTCTCCACTGCCTTGCGGCGCTGTGCGAGGTTCGCTTCCTCTTCCTTCATCGCTTTTGCTTCGGCAATGAGGTTCTTGTAGTAGCATCCCGTGTTCTCAATCTTCTTTGAGCGTTCCATCTGGAGCGCGTCGAAGCGCTTCTCGTCCTCGATTTCGCCCGTCTCCATGTCTACGAGAGACGTGATTGCATCGTCGATTTCGTAAATGCTCATACCCATGTCGCTTCCCCTTTCTCTTTGAGTTCTTCCAGCTCTTCATCAGAGTAAAAAACGTCCTTGCCTTCGAAAAGCCGGTTAATCAGGTCGTACAGAGCCGTCATGTGCTCCTTCGTCGGGTTTCCCCTCTCCATTCTCGTCACCGTCCCAGAAAAGATAGTCGAGCGTGTAATCAGCTCCGTTGCGCTCTTCCAGCTCAGACTGGAGCGCCATCATCTCGCCAAGTCGGAACTGACGCTTGCCGTTCAGCAAGCGCCACAACGTGGCGTACTTGACCCCGATTACGTCCTCCATCTCAGAGTTCGTCAGTCCAGCGCGTGCGATTTCTGCCTTCAGATTCTTGTACATCCCTTCACCCCCTTATGTGTTCGGTGTGCACACTTATGTGCTCTAACAATTTCCATTATAGGTAAGAACTTTCATTTAGCGGGGAAAGGAGTCGAATTTCGGATGGCATTTACTGACAATTTGCAGGCGCTTATGAGCGCAAAAGGGATATCACGTCGAAGATTGGCGAAAGAGTGCGGAATAAGCCCCGGCGCGGTTAACAGCTGGTTCAACCGCAGCGCCGAGAATATAAGTCTTCAGACGCTGAAGAAGCTGTCGGACTACTTCGGGATAAGCATCGGGGAACTTGTCCACGGAAGGCAGCAAAGGCGCGAGATAACATTTTCAAGCAGCGCGTACACGGACGCAGAGCTTGACCAGATCACGCAGTTCGCACACTTTTTGATAAGGCAAAGAGAAAGGAATGACTAATGAATGGCATACGCAATGTACCTGCGCAAATCCCGCGCAGACGAAGAATTGGGATATGAGAACACGCTTGAACGACACGAGGAAATGCTGCGCAACCTAGCGTCGCAGACTGGGATACACGTCGATGAGACGCACATCTTCCGCGAGATTGTTTCAGGTGAAAGCATCGAAGCACGTCCACAGATGCAGAAGCTTCTGAAGGCGGTCGAGATGGGATTGTACACAGGCGTCCTGTGCATCGAGCTTGAACGTCTCAGCCGTGGAGATGGAGCAGATCAGCAGCGCATATTGAAGGCTTTCCAGTTCTCCGACACGAAGATAATCACGCTAACAAAGACCTACGACCTAGCGGGAGACGATTCCTTCGATGAGGAGTTCTTCGAGTTCGGGCTTTTCATGAGCCGAAGAGAATACAAGATGATTAAAAAGCGCCTGTATCGCGGAAGGATTCAGGCGCAGAAGGAAGGATATTTTATCGGGTCACGCCCTCCATACGGGTACGACAAGAAGCGAATCGGAAAGGGATATGTTCTGGTGCCGAACGAGAACGCGGAAGTCGTGCGATACATCTTCAGGAGATATGCGCAATACGACACTGCGGCGAACATCCTGCACGACCTGAACAACATTGCGATACCTACAGTGACTGGTGCGAAGTGGACGGCATACGCGATTCGTGAGGTCATAAAGAACCAGACGTACATCGGAAAGATAAACACGAAGACTGTCCGCTGTGAGAAGTCGATAAAGGACGGGAAGGTCGTGCAAAGATGGCTCAACGACTACGAGCCAGTGACCGTCGAAGGAAGGCACGAGCCGATAGTGGACGAAGAGTTGTTCTGGAAGTGTCAGGAAGTCCGCGACAGCAAGAAGACGAGAACGAGGTCAGACCAGACGCTGAAGAATCCATTCGCGTCGATAATGTTCTGCAGCGTGTGCGGTAAGACGATGCGCAGAACCCACTACGATTACAAGGGCGAGAGAACCTTCTACTACGGTTGCCAAACGTCACGATGCGAGACGAAGAACACCTTCACGCACGTCGTATATAACATGGTGATTGACGAACTCAAGAAGGAGCTGGAACGGCAGAAAGTCGTGCTGGCCGATTACGACACGTCGCCAGATCATGACGCGAGAAGGGACGAACTCGAAATGCTCAGGGCGGAACTTGGCAAGAAGTCAATGATGCTGGAAAGGGCATGTGAAGCATACGAGACTGGAGTCTACGACCGCCAGACATATCTTGAGCGTGTCCAGAAGGTCAACGCGGCGAGGGCAGAGCTTCAGGCAAGGGTCGAGGAACTCGAAGCTAGCATCGAGGAAAGCGAGGAAAGGCACGAGAAGGCTGTGCCGATTCTCACGAGGGTTGTCGAGGAAATGCACACCTTGACGCCGAAGGAGCAGAACGACCTGCTCAAGATGATTGTAGACAGAATCGAATATGAAAAGACTGAGTCTGGCGCGGCGATAGAACCAACGCTCAGAATCAGTCTCAAAATATAGTCTTTCCATCATCATGAGGGGACGCATTTATGCACCCCTCCATGATTACAGAAACACAAGATGTAGTAGCATCGCGGAGGGCGTATACAACATATAGGGGGAAACCGCTTGGTTTCCCCCTTTTTGCTGCGAAAATTGAGGTGTAGTTATACCTCAAGACACAAAACGGGACCTTAGAACGCCTTACAATAAGCCGTTTACCTGCGGAAACGCTATGATACTCTCTGCCACATGTAGACTGCCAGATACGGTGGCAGGTTGTTGTGAGCCTTTCCGCCACCCGCGTACATCGTCTGGACGTTCCCGCCGTATCCCTTCTTGTCCTGCGCCTGAACAGTCATGAACGGAGTTGAGTTGCCCGAAGCGTTGAGGTTGTCAACCTCGTGGTTGTGCCTTGGCATCTCGTCAACCGTCAGCGTGTGAGCCGACTCGCCGCCAGTGCTGCCAGCCGCGTAGGTGGTATCAGCTCCAAGAAGGAAGCGCCCGCCTATGCGCTCCCACGTCCCGCCGAACAGCGCGGACGGGTTGACATCAGTCACGCTCAGGTAGATTGAGCCGACTGGGTAAGCTCCCTGAGCAGTCAGCCATGCAGAATCGCTGAGCTGGAATGCGTTCTCCTGAGTCGGAAGGCAGTTCACGCCGACGCTCGACTTCTTGGTGTCGATGAAGAACGCTGGGATGCCTTTGCCAAGAGTCAGGTTATATTCGGTCGATTCCAGCCTGTCCGTGACGGTCACAGTGAAGTCGTAGGCGGAGTCTCTGTCGCACGTCACAGCGGATTGGATTGAATCCTTCAGCTCGATTGGCGCTCCATAGGAAGAATCCGAAACCTTCTTGAATTTCGCGGAGATTGTCACAGCGTTCTTGCCGTTCAGGTACGAGTACCGCGTATTCGCTGTGATGTACGTCTCGGGCTCGAAGTTGTTCAGGCGGTGCAGATCAATGACGGCAGTCGGTGCGCTGTAATCATCGACCGTCACCTGGACGGATTGGCTAGCGGTGAACCCGCGGCTGTCTTTTGCCGTGACGGTCAGGGCTTGCGAATACGAAACGTCAACGGCACCGAGCGAGACGGCCCCCGCAGCAGTCACGGTTTTCGTCACGCCTCCGAAGGCGATGGTGTAGCTCGCGATGGTCGCGCCCTTCTTCGCGGTTGCGGTAGGCACTGTCACGGTCAGCGTCGAATGGTTCTGGACGATGCGCGACTTGTCCCCAGTCACAGTCACCGTGGCGGCATTGGTATCCTCATACGAGACGGCCCCCAGCTCGGGCGCTGCGTCAACGACGTTCATCTTCCTGTCAGCCCGCGAGTAGTACGCCGTTCCGTCGATGGTCGTTTTCAGAACGTACGTGATTGGCAGTGTCGATGTATTCTTGCGCGCGGCTCTCAGAGCTTCGCGCTCCGAGTCGGTGAGCTGCATCGTGTACGAACCGCCAGCGCCGCTTATCGCGCCAGATCTAGTAATGCTTCCGCCCGCGAACTCGATTGCCACGTCGCACGCGAAGCCAGACGGATTGCTGTAAGTCAGCGTCGGGTTCGTCTCGTCAGTGAAGTCGTTTGCGGTCACGATGGTAGCGTTTCTGGCTATCCTGTCGAGCGTGATTGAGCCAGATGCCGTGATGCTCCAGACCTTCGTGCCGTCGAGCGTCGCGTTTATGTTGAACGTGTCGGTTAGCTGCGCCGTCTTGGTTCCGTCAGCGTCATGCGACACTCTGTGGACCGTCGTTCCGAGAAGCACGGAGCCGCCCTTCTGGTTGATGGCTCCAGACGTGTAGCTCTGCGAGACACCTCCGACCGAGCAGGAGTTCGTGCGCGAAGCGATGCTCAGCGAGTACGCCGAGCCTATCACGAGCGTGTGCCTGACCGTCACGTCGGAATAATTGCCAGCCGCGTTCTGGACCGCGCTCCAGTCCGCCCGAAGCGTGTAGCCGCGATAGGCCCCGGTGATGCTTCCGCTTGATGCCATTGCTTTTTCCTCCTTCCTATGCGAGCGCGACGAACGCGATGCCAGTGCTTGCGTCCGTCTGAATCGGTACCATCTTGAGCAAGCCGCCGACCGCGAGCGAGCTGTTGACGTACCCGTTCGCCATGTAGAACACGCCATCGGCCACCCCGCAGGTCGGGTTTCCCTGAGCGTCATAGCCCACAAGCCCCTGCGAGGCGTTGATTTCGATGCGCGAGCCGTCCGTAGCCCACATTCGCAGACCGTCCTTGTCCAGCTGCCCCAGAAGCGAGCCGCCAGCCGAGCGAACCTCCATGACCCCGTTCCCGTTGTCGCTTCCGCCGAGCTTCAGTGTGCCGCCCTTGATTAGGTCAGCGACGAAGTTGACGACATTTATGTGCTGCATGTTCAGCGTGCCGTCGATGCCCCATGCGCTCTCGAAAGTCCCAGCGATGCCGTTGCGCGAGAAGGCAATGCCGTTGTCGTTTATCATGATGACGTTGTGCGCTTCCTCCTTAGGCAGCGAATCAAGCACAAGGATTTTCGAGCCGTCATAGATGACATAGGAAGCACCCATCGACTGCGTGATGCTCTGGGTCACAGTATCGGCGACTCCCTGAATCGCGTTGCTGACAGTGCTCTGGGCGGCGCTCTGCGCAGACGATTGCAGCGTTCCAGCAAGCCCGCTCAGCGTCTTCTGGAAGTTCCCGAACTCAAGTTCGGTGTACTTGCCGAGAATGCAGTCGTACGTGAAGCCTATGACGCTTGTCAGGATGTGCACGCCCAAACGCTCGTCGATGACCTCAACCGTGTCCCCGATGTCGGTCACCCGCTCCATGTTGGCCTTGAGCGTATAGTTGACTTTAGGGACGCAGTTCTTGTTGACGTAATCCTGCGCCTGCTGCCTCAAATCATCGACCAGCGCTCTGCGATAGGCGGTCTCATCATTGCCGTAATCTTCCTTCTTGATGCTCGATTGAGAGAACGAGACTGTCTTGGTGTACGGGATGCTCCATTTCTTCTCGCTCTCCACGTATATCGAAGCGGAAGCGTCTTGGTCGTTGAGAAGGATGCCGTCTGCACCGACTGGCAGCAGCTTCGTGACTACGCTGCTCCAGTCTTCCTCGCACGTCAGCTCCTTCAAGTTCTTGCGGTACCTCACCGTAACGCCGTTGTCTGCACCGATTTTCTGGCGAATCTCGATGCTAAAGTTGTCGCGCACCAGATGCCCGCCCCAGCGCTCGATGACAGTCTGTATCGCTTCGTACAGCGACTTGCGCACACAGCGGTAAGAGTCAATCGTCTGCACGTCGGACGTGGTTACGAACTCGCTCCTCGGCTCCGTCGCTTCGTTCAGGTGGTCCAGCGCCGCGTTTGCCGTCATGTCAACGACGTAAGAATCAGCGATAAGGTAGTTCTTCGAATCGTAGAACACATGCCATGCCTTCAGCGAAACCTTGGTGCTCTTCTTCGTCACACCCGAGATGCGGAACGCCTGAGCGCCCTGCGGCGTATCGGCCACGATTATCCGCCCGCTCGTAAGGTAGTCGGCATATTTCGTGCTCGCTTCCAAGTCGAGATAATAATCCCCGTTGTCCTTCTTGGTGACCTTCGCCTTCGTCGGAAGAATAACAAGGTCGCCATTGCTGGTGAAGTCCTTGTCGGTTGATTTGAAAACCCTAATCATCTTTGCACCTCCATATATGCCAAGGGGGTGCATCGCTGCACCCCCTGAGCGTTCAATCTTTCTACGGCACTAAAGCTCGATGCCGTAGAGGTCCTTGTACGCTGCCCTCGTCGCGTCCTTCCACTTCTCTGGGACGCTCTCGAAGGTGCGCAGCTTCTTGAAAATCAGACGCGCGTAGATGTAACCCATCTTAGGCCCCTTCCACGATGGTTGCCATTGCTTCCTGAAGCTCGCTGATTTGCTCGGCGTTGATTTCGACTTGCGTCTTGACGCGACTTGTGAAGTGCGCCACGACGTTCTCGCCGTCCGTCTCGGCCTTCGCGGAGACTGGGACTAGATGCTGCACCGTGGAGCCGTCGAACTCCGCACCCTTCAGGTTGTCCTCGGTGAACTCCGCGCGGATGGCGTCAAGCTCCGCGAAGGTCTGCACGACCGCCACGCAGTCGAGCGCGGTGCTCGAATCGGTGAAGTCGATGGTCTTGCCGTCTTTGAATTTCATCGTCTTTGCCATTGTTTCTCCTATTTCAGTATACCCACGACACGATGCCGAAGACTCTCGCGCTCGAATCGGTGGTGTCAATCGCCGTAAAGATAAGCAGGGTGCTGTCATCGCTGTCTTTGCTAGGTACCCATAGCTGGGCCTGGTGGTCAGTATGACTGTGGCACAGCGCCGCGTAGGAGTTTTGGTCGGGAAGAAACTTGCTCGGTATCTTATTCGGGATTTTCCACGAACCCCCGGCTGGCATGCCGCCGAGGCCATCGACAATCAATGTGCAGACACCTCCCTTGGCGCGATAGCTGACACTGCCCCACTTCGAGTCGTTGTACAGGTAGACCTTTCCGGTGTCGCTTTGGTCAATCTGTGATACGGAATCCCTGATGGTAGCGAGCTCGCCCGTTACCGTCGTGGCGGTCGAATTCGAATCCGAGATGGCGTTGCCCTTTGCGATTGATGCCGTCACCTTGCGCAGAACGCCATGGACCACAACGTAGTCCCCAGACGAGTACGACTGCGATGCCGTGGCCGAAGATTCAACCGCCGCGCTTGGAACAATCTGGCGCTGGATTCCAATATTGTCGGAGTTGCGCACCTCATAGGTTGATTGCGTGCTGTCCGTGTATGTGATTGTGTACGTGTCTACGACACCGGTCGTAGCGGTCTTCTCGATTTTCGAGATTCCCCGACCGTCTTTTCCCTTGATGTTTCCGATTAGCGTCTTTGCCATTTCCCATCACCCCTCTGTAACGTAGTATAGATTTCCGCTCCCCGAGTCGTATTCGAAGTCTGGTACCTTGTCAGAATCCGAGTGGTAGACCCAGAGGTTTCCGTCCGGATCTACGCCCATGTTGAAAAGTCCAGACACCGGGACCGATATCGTGCTTCCCGTGTCTCCCTTATCGCCCTTCTCACCGTCGCGTCCGTTCGTGACGTAGAAACGGCTCTCGGTTCCATCCGTCATCTTGACTGTGTACGTGTCAATCAGGCCATCAGTTGCAGTCTTTTCGATTGACTCGATGCTTGCTCCAGCCTCGCCCTTAAGCATCAGGACCTTGACCGTCTCATCTATCGTAGCCATGTCCTCACCTCCTAGAAAGTAACGTCCTGCATGATTTCGATGACGCCGCGCATGACCGTGAAGACGTCCCCGTTGCAGCCGATTTCGAGGTCGTAGAAGTACTTCCCTGGCTTCGCGCTGGCAGTGTCGCTCGGTGCCACCCTGACAACATAGGAACCTCGCCCGACCTTCGATACCCCATCAGAAAGCGACTTCTGGAAGAGGTAGCGCCTGTCGCTGCGGTTCGACTTGCAAGTGAAATGTGCACGCTCCAAGTCCTGACCGAAAGGCGTGCCAGTCTCGTCGTAGAGCTGCAAGCCGAAAGACAGCGTATCGCCGCGAACCATACGGATGTACTTGTCCTCCATCGTGAAATTCGTCCGCACCATCACAACCACCTCGAAAAGTCTTCGACTTTGATTCCAGTGACGTCTCCGCGCCACGATATGACGTTCTCCCCTGCCTTCAGAGTCAGGTCTGCGTAATCACCCGTGACTCGCCGGTTCATCAGGGCATTACCATGATATGCGTTCATTTCCTCAGCATCTATCGTGATGTATTCATCGTCGATTGCGAAAGACAGCACCGTGACCGAGTTGATTGCAAGCTCGACGTTCCCGCTGCCGTATACGGTGACGGTCGGCCTTGAGATGATGTTTCCGCGATTGGTGAGCGTGATTGAGCTGAAGTCATTGCTCGACATCGTGGCCGTCAACGTGAAGTCAAGCGAGGTTCCAGCCTGCACGTACAGCCATAGAGCGTCGTACTCTGCGCTAGCGTCTGCCGTAACGCTCGATGTGCCGCTGTCCTTCAGCTCGATGTACGTCCCCCCGAAAGAGTCTCCATCAGGGTCGGCGCTCGATACTAGCTTGAGCGCACATCCCGCCGCGTTCCCGCTCGTCTCAGCCGTGAGCGTGTAGCTGCCAGAAAGCATGATGCTGTCTATCGGAACCAGAATCTCGGCTGTGTTCGTAGCCTTCCCAGCAACCCGCACGCTTCCGCCGCTTGAGGTTGCCGTAACTCCGAACCTGCTCGCTGTCGAATCTTTGATGTCAATAAGCTGGTTGACAACCTCGAAAGTCCGGTCAACCGCGTCGTATTTGAAGGGCTGGACATGCATCTTTACCGTCGCCGTTCGGAACCGGATAAGGCGCTCGAAGTCGATTTGGTCGAGAATCTGGTAGCGGTAGTACTTGTCGCGCTCGTTTCCGAAGACTACTTCTCCATCCGAATCGAAGAAGGCTATTGCATCGTCGATGTCGAAGTCACCATGAAGGCCGATGCTGACCTTCTTGTCGTATGCAGCATATCCAAGCTTCGTCACGATGTCGCCATCGCGCCCGTCGATTTCCTCGATTGACGTGCGCATCTTCGGCTTCGTGATTGGCGGAAGGGACTGTATCATCAGCCCATTGACGCTCGTGCTCTTCTCGCCGTTCAATTCTATGTAGTTAATCATATGAAACACCTCCTATGCGTAGATCGCGTTCGTGATGGTACGTTCGACGAACTTTCCTGCCACCTCATCATCGAGAACGATGTGGACCCTGCCGAGGGCTTCGACAACCGCGTCAACGATTCCGTCATAGCCACCGAATCCAGAACCAGCAGACTGGTAATCGACCGATGCCATCGTGCCACCAATCGAGAACGCCGAAGCGTCTGGCATGGCGTCCTGCATCTGGCGCGTCACGTTGCCCATCTCGCTCTCGAATCCGACGCCGATGCCCTGCGCGATATATTTTCCTACCTGGTCGCGGAAAAGCCTAGAGGGCGAATGGATGCCGAGCGCGTTCTTCATTCCACCGAGGATGCCGCTGGCGAAGCTTGAGACCTTGTTTGCCAGCCACCCGGCAGCGCCGCTGATGCCGTTCCAGATGCCGTGCACGATTTCGGAGCCGATTGATGCCACGCGGACCGGAAGGCCTGAGATTCCGTTCACAACTGCGTTGAACATCGAACGCGCTCCCTCCGCGCCCTTCGATGCCATCTGGCCTGCCCAAGAGCCGAGATTCGAGATTACGCTGCTCAGGAAGCTTACGACTCTTCCCGGAAGCTGCTGGAAGAAGCTAACGACGTTGTGCAGGAACTGCGAACCCGCACGCGAAGCGTCGGACGCCATGTTCGATGCCCAGCCAGCGACGTTGGAAATTACGTTGCTCAGGAAGCTTGCCACTAGGCTCGGAAGGTTCTGGATGAAGTTGATTGCGTTGCTGACGAACTGCGAGCCAGCCTGCCGTGCGTTGTCGGCCATGTTGAAAACCCAGCTCTTGACGTTTTCGATGACATTTATAAGGAAGTTCGCGATGTTTCCGGGAAGCTGCTGGATGAATGCAACGACATTGCTAAGGAACTGAGAACTGGCCTGTATAGCGTACTGAGGAAACTCTATGCTCCAAGACACGACGGTTCCGATGATAGTCCCAAGGATGTATCCGATGGTATATGGAAGGTTCTGTATGAAATTAATTAAGTTGCTTACGAACTGAGAGCCTGCGTCCAGAGCACTCTGTGCTAGGTTCGCGGCCCAATTTGCGACAGAATCAATCACACCGCCCAGCCACTCTGCGAACTGTCCCGGAAGACCTGAAAGGAACTCACCGACGCTCGACGCCCAGTTTGCGACTACGGTCAAAGCGTCGTTGAAGGCATTCGGTATGGTCTGCGTGAAGAAGGTCACGATGGCGTCCTTGACCGTATTGACAGCATCGGGGATTGTCTGCGTGAAGAAATTGCCTATCGCGCTGGCAACGCTGCCAACGACCTCCTTAATCTGATTCCATGCTTTCGTTACGGCGTTTCGGAAGTCCTCGTTGGTGTTCCAGAGGACAACGATTCCGGCAACGAGCGCTGCTATGGCGGCGATGATGAGGCCGACTGGGGACGATAGCTGCACGGCGTTCAGAATCCGTTGCGCGACGGTAAGCCCCTCGGTGGCGGTCTTCCAGCTCCTGAATGCGTTTATCATCTGCTCAATCTGCTGGGCAACCATCAACGCCCCAAGACCTGCCGCAATCGTTGCAAGTAGCGGCGCGATTGTCGGGAGGTTGTCCTTGAGCCATTGTATTGCGTCCTTGATGTACGGGACAATCTCGGACACTGCATCCGAGATTCCGCTGATGAAGCCCGTCACGTTCTCGGAGCCTATGGCGTCGTAGATTTGCATGAGGCCGTGTGTGACAGCTGCCTCCATGTTGCCCATTGCGCCCTCGAAGGTGTCAGTTGACGTTGCAGCCTCCTGAGCCGCATCTGTGAAGCCAAGGTCCATGATGGCCTGATTGAACTCATCGGCTGTAATCTGGCCCTTCTCCATCGCGTCGCGGAAGTTCCCAGTGTATGCGCCATTCTTGAGCAGGGCTTCCTGAATCTTCCCGGAAGCGCCGGGGATTGCATCGGACAGCTGGTTCCAGTTTTCCGTCGTGAGCTTGCCAGCGCCAGCCGTCTGCGTGAGCACCATTGCAACGCTTTGGAAGGTGTCCGCATTGCCGCCAGCAACTGCGTTCAAGTTGCCAGCCGCCTCGGTCAGCCCAGTGTAATCCTGAATGCCGTTGGCCGCGAGCTGTGCGGTAGTGTTCGAGATGGTATTCAGGTCATAGACAGTCTTGTCGGCGTAGTCCTTCATCGCGTCTCGCGCCGTCTGGATCTGCGAATCGTCGTAGCCCGCGAAGCTCATGGTGGACTCGAACTTTTTCAGCGAGTCCGAGCTGTCCAGAGCATCGCCGACAAGTCCCTGAATCCCGCTTATGGCCGACTGAATGACATTGCCAGCGAGATTTGCAAGAGCACCCTTGAGGACCGTGAAGCCGCCATTTCCAGCATTCTCTGCCTTTTTCCCTGCGTCCTCGACGGCATTTCCGAGCTTGTCTGCCCCTCCCTTGGTGTCTCTCATGGAGTCACCAAGATTATCGGCTGATGCCGACGCCTTGTCCATCTGAGAATCAAGCCCGCTGATTTCAGCTTTGGTTTTGTTGATGTCGGTCGATGCATTGTTAATCTGCACACGCATCCTAGACATCGTGTTGGCGTTGGCTTCCTGAGCCTTGGAGCTGCTTTCCACCTCTTTGCTCAGCTTAGCTACGACGTCCTTCTGCTTCTGGTACTCTGGCGATGTCTCGCCAAGCTCCTGCCCGATTTTGTCGAGCTTTTCCTGCTCCTCCTTGTAGGACTGCACGAGCTTTTCGTGATTAGCCGTTTGGATCTGGTATTCGGAGGACATCTTTCCGTATTGCGCCTGGAGCGTCGCGAGCTTGCTCTTCTGCTGCTCCAGCTTCTTGTTCAGGACCTCTGACTTGGCGCTCAGCGCCTCGGTGCTCGTGTCGCTCTTGTCGTAATGTGACGCTACAAGCTTCATCTCCGAGGATACCTCCCGGAGGTTCTGCGTGATGTTTCTCAGAGCCGCGCGGTACTCGCTCTCGCCAGTGAGTTTGACCGCGCCACCAAAGCTTGCCATTGTGAATCACCTCCATGTTTCACGTGAAACACTAGAACCACTCCTCATCGCTCTCGGCTTTCGCTTCCAGCTTGGCATACGTCGAACCGCTAGCACGCAGCTGCGTCTCTATGTCGAACGTGTCCTTGTACGCCTGATACAGACCACGAAAGCGTCTGAGCGTGAGCCTCCCGACCTCCTTGTCGGACGAAAGCCCCAGCCTCGTCCGGCCCATGAAGTAGTACCACGAGAAGTTGATGGTCGGGTCGTAATCAAAAATCACGTCTTCGTCGTGGACTATGCGTTTTTTGAGTCATCCTCGGTAGAGTCGATGACCGTCTGCTGCATCTTGCCAGCCACTGACTCAAGCCCGACCTCTGTGAGGATGCGGGCCACCTTCTTATGGGTCAGCGGCTTCTCGTCGGTGCCGTTCTCGTCGTTGGAGATGTCAATACCTTCGTTAATCATCTCGGTGACGCCGAAAACAAGCGCCTTGATGTTAGGCTCGCCGTCCTCAGGCTCGGTGAGCTTCCCCCACGCCTCGATGCTGCCGTACTCGTCCTGAATTGCTTCCATCACGTTCAAGTCGAACACGAGCTTGTAGGTCTTGCCCTTGTACTCGATTGTCTGCATTTCGTCCTTCATATGATTCCTCCTTCATATCGAATGGGCCATGGGCCTGTCTGACCCATGACCCATTATCCCGCATATGTGCGCCAGCTGCTATGCGCCCGGTGTTGACTTGAGCTTTTCCTTGACCCAAGATACCGCCTTGTCCTTGGTGTCGAATGTCTGAGCCGCAGACCAATCGCCGTTTGCAAGGCTGGACGCCGTGCCCTCGATTTCGGGCGTCTTGAAGTCTACCTTCTCGCCCTTGGTCTGGTCATCCTGCGAAGGCTCGCTGAACTTGACCTTATACAGGAACTCGCCCTTGTACGCCATCTGTCCGTTGACCATCTTTGTAATTACACGTCCGAGGCCGACGTATGGTGCCGCGTCGTTAGCGTTGCGCACCATCTCGCCCTTGCCGTCCGGGCCATCCTTGACGGTATGGCCAAGGATGGGCGCGAAGATGGTATCGTCATCGTCAGCGACGCCGAGCGTGACCTTCGCCGAGTTGAAGGTCTTGTCTGACTCAGCAAGCGCGTCCTCGGCGTACAATGTGGCGTCGTTGTTGGTGACGTCGACCTTGGTCGAGACTGCCTTGCCAAAGGTCTTTGCGCCGTCATAGGACGGAGTGCCGTCCGAGCCCTCGGTGAGCTTTCCCCACCAGAGGTTTGTAAGTCCAATCTTTGCCATGTCTAAACTCCTCTTTCCTTTGCAAAATTCAGCGTCACGTGAAAGTATCCCGTGTCGCTCTCGTACATGTCCCCAGAAGAGCGGGACGTCTGCCAAGTCCATCCCGCATCTTCTAGAACCTTCTTTACCGCTTCGACGACCGCGGTGTAGTTGCCCCTGCTGTAAACGTCGAAGTCGTAATAGGTGACGTACCCGAGCAATGAATCGTCTCCAGCATACGAGCTGTCATCATACTCGCGCGAGAATATGACGTAAGGCTCGCCGTGCCCCTCGTAGGTCATGAAGCGGACTGGCACCTTGGTACCGCCCACCGTGAAGCCGTTGAAGATGTCTACGATTTCCGCGTTCATCGTCTAATCACCCTTGATGTAGCGGTCCTGAACCTTCATCATCGCCGCTTCGATTTGGCCCTTCTTGAAGCTCTTCCTCATGAACGGGTGACGCGGGTACGGAGAGTTGCTGCGCCCGTACTCGAAGAGGTTGCAGACAAACGGGGCTGGAACCACGTAGCCGTACCTGTTCTCGAAGTATCCGTAGAAGGCAACCTTCGTGTTGCGCCCACTGTCTGACGGCGTGTAGTACGGTCGCGTAATCTTAAGGCACCTCATAATATCAGAGTTATGGAAGCTCGCCGGGACGTTGGCGTTGATGTTCGCAAGAACCGTCTTGGCCCCTTCCTGCGTCATCTCTTCTAGCATCTGCTGTGTGTTGACGTTCAGCTCTTCGAACGTCTTCATGAGTTCGGTCGGCAATTCGACCTCGAACTTTGCCATCAATGGGTCACCTCCTTCGCCTGAATTTCAAGCTCCGTATTGGCGTAATTGACATTGTTCAGGTACTGAATCTCGTAGCGCCTTCCGTCAAAAAGAACCACCATGTCTCGGTCGATTCTGGTTGTCGGCGGGTAGCGGATCGTGAAGTTCGTCGTTGCCGCTTCGAAGCTCGTTCCGCTCTTGATGAGCGTGTACCCGCTCGTCGTTCTAACGCTCGCGTAGGCTTCCAAGACAGGTTCGTCAACCGTTGTCGGGAACCCCTCGGCGTCGTGCGACACTTTCGGTCTGACGATTTGGATTCGGTGGTCGTACTTCCCCGCGTTAATCATCTTGCTTCACCGCCACCGATGGAAGAAGGTTCACCGAGTGCATGTCAAGCGTGCTCTGGACCATTCTGTTCACGTTAGCGGAGTCAACATACAGCGTCCTGTTGTCGTACATGTCCTGACACAGCACCAGAAGCACTGGAACGAGGTCCTGAGACTCGTCAAGCTGTGCGGCTGTAAGCCCAGTGTACTTGCACATGTAGGCGGTTGCTGCGCCAATCAGAGTGCTGAGGTATCCGTCCTCGTATGGGGTCACCTCGCAGACCCTGAGGACTGCTGCAAGGTCTGCCGAGGTGACGTCCGATACTTTCTCAATCTGGTTCATCTAATCCCCCCTACTCTTGGGGATTCCCGTCCCCAGACTTCTTGGTGCTCCTGCCTCGCTTTGGCTTGACCTCTTCGACGTATCCAGCCTTGAGCAGGTCGGCAACGATTTCGGCGTCCTTAATCTCCCGCGTCTCTCCCTCGTGCATTGAGATGATGCCGCTGAAAGACTTGAGCGCCTTATGCATTTGCCATCACAAGCTTCGCAAGCTTCTGGGCGTCCTGAACCTTCGAGTCGAACTCGAACCAAGAAATGACACCGGTGGCGTGCTCGTCAACGTACTTCTCGCGAAGGACCTGAGTCGTGATGTTCTCGGAGAACTTCGCTGCAAGGCCTGTCATATCGCCGTAGTAGATGGCAGTAGCGCCCTTCGCCATGTTCGGCATGTTGTCGGACACATAGACCGGCTTGCCGAGAAGGACGGTACCGAAAGGCGAAGAGATGTCATCGTTGAGCAGGTAATGTCCATCGGTGCCCTTCAGGAGTCGGAGCGCCGTGCGGGTAGCGGGGGACATAATCCAGATTGCGTTGCCCTGATATACGTCCTTGATGGAGTCCTTCAGCTTCACAACCTCATCGGCGGTGATTGCGGTCTGGGCCGCAGCAGTAACGGAGTTGGTGAGCTCGGAAAGGCCATCGACCTTTCCGCTGGTGCCGACAAGAAGCTCATGCTCGATGAATCGGGAGATGTCCTCGCCCATCTGGTCAACGACGAAGCTCACGATGTCGAACTGGCTGTTGTTGATAAGGCTGTTGCTAATCTTGGAAAGCGCACCAGCGAGGAAGCCGTCAAGCTCGATGTTCTTGAACTTCCCGTTCGAGGAAGTCAGTGGGGCGAACTCATCGGCATACGCAACGGTGATGCCGCCGTCCGTGGTGTCATAATACGGAATCTGGAGCTTGCCCTTGACGTTGTACTTCTGCGAGCGCTGAAGCACGGGGGAAACGTCGTAGACCTTCTTGATAATCTGCTGGGCGATGGTGGTCGGGATGACCGCGCCGTTATCGGTCTTCTTGAGCTCTCCCGCACGCTCGTGAATCACGCGGCCGCGAATGAAGTTCTCGAATGCTCGGGTGTCCTGCTGCTCCTGCGTCGGCTTCGGCTCGCTGCCAGATGGCATAGGCTCCTGCTTCGGCTGCTTATCCTTCGAATCGTCCAACTCGTCTCCAATCTTCAATGCGTCCTTGATGCGCTTCACATCGTCGCGGATTTCTGCCAGCTCAGCTGCTTCGTCCTCGGTCAGTTCGCGCTTGTTCTCCTCGGCATCCTTCAGGATTGCCTCGGCCTTTGTAATCTTGTCGTTCTTAAGCTCGACGAGATTTTTGTAATTGTTCGGCATGTTAGCCCTCCTTCATCTCGGCAATGGTTGCCTTGTACTTGCTGTAGTCGATTTGATGCTCTGTTTCACGTGAAACATCGTCGTTCTTGGCGTCACGCTTTTCGGATGTTTCACATGAAACATCCGCGTCAGCAGGGTCTGAGTCGAAGGATTCAGAGACGAAAATCCTGTCCTCAGAATCCTTGTCGCGTGCCATGATGAGCGTCCCGTCGTAGGCTGGCACCTTGGAGCGGTCGAGGATTGATACCTCTTCGAGGTCCAAATCGTTCACCTCGCGGGTGAGCATTCCGTTCTCGACCCCATTCGTCACGTCTCGGTCGTAGAAGCCGAAAGACCAGCCCACCAAATCGCCGTGCTTCGCCTTCTCCATGACGTCCTTGTCGGTGATGGTACACTTCGCGCGAAGCCCGATGTTGTCCTCGACTAGTTCGATGTTGCCCTGCTTGGTGCTGCCGAGGTCCCGCTGCCAGTCGTGGTTGAGCAAAACGTGAACGTCATCGTTCCTCTTCAGGGCACGTGTGAAAGCGCCAGCCTTGATTCTCTCGATGAACTTGCCCATGCGAGAAGGCAGAGGCTTCGAGTTGCGCTCGACGGCGTTGACGTAGCCTTCGATTTCGACGCTGTCCTCACGAATGTTAATCTGCATTTGAGTCACCCCCTTGCGCCTGAACTGCGCCGCCAGAATCCGAAATGCCTGCCACCTTCGTTGAGTCCGTGTTCGGGGTGTACGTCTCTCCAGTGGTTGTGTCGAAGAGGACGGAACCGAGGCCGAGGTCGATGAGGTCAAGCCCAGCGACCTCGTTCATGTTCTCATTCCTTCGCATCTCGTTTATCGTCATTATGCCACATTCTTTTGCAAGCTGATACGTCTCATATCTTTCCTTCAAGCTCGCCTTGATGATTTCGCGGCTGTCGAACGCAAAGAAATAGTTTCTCTTCTCCCTTTCGAGCAGCAGATCGCGGTTCAGCGCTGTCTCGAATGCCCTCACGATTGGGTAGATTGCGAACTTGTACGTTTCCTCGAAATTGCCCTTGATATGGAAGATACCGTTGATTTCGTCGGCCATTGTCCGCTTGTTCTCGTCAAGCTGCATCTCGGTTGAAGTGCTGCCTGCTTCCTGAAATTCCAGACCGTTGTTGAGCACGACCACCTTCTCCTCCGAGTTTCCGTAAAGGTTCGCCCACGCTGTCTTGAGCGCGTCGATTTCCTCCTGCCCCAGCTTGCGCTGAGACTTCAGGAACCCCCGCTTGTTTCCTCCAGCCTTCACCAACCCGAGCTGATACAGCAATGTCTGGTATCCCGTCTCCAAAGCCTTGGCAACCTCGACCGTAAGGCCGATGCCAGAAGCCCCGTCCTTCGTGTTGCGAAGAATCTTGACGAACTCGAAAGGCTTGTACGTGTCCGCTCCAACGATGATGTCATATGACTTGTGAATCGGATCACTGTTGATGTTGATGCTAACCGCGTCGCAATTCACGTAGTACAAGCCAGTCACGTCGTTTCTGCTGCGCTCGATGTAGCAATAGCCGCCCTTTCCCATGAGGTAATCTTCGACCATCGCCTTTTTCAACTGGAAGCCGTCGAGCGTGTCCCCCGTATCGCCGTTAAGCATCTTCGGGCGATGGTCGTTCTCCACCTCTTCGACAACGCCCTTCTTGGTGCGGTACAGACGTACTGGCATGCAGGCAACCGCACTCGTGATGAAGTCAACCGCGCCTGATACTGCTGGAAGCATCATCGCCTTATCACGGTCGATAGGCTCATCGTTGAGCAGCGCCCGCAAGAGAACGTCGTTCACTGTGCCGTCGCTGCCGATTATATTCTCGGTGGAACGCTTGCGTTCCTTCCTTCTCCTAATCCATCCCATTCGATTACCTCCTAAATGACCTGAACAGTGAAGTCCGGCATCTGATTGAATACGACATCCTGCTGCAACAAGTATATGGCGTTTATCAGGGCAACCACAATATCGACCTTGCCTTTGCTCTTCTTCTTATGCACATACATGTTCTTGTTTGTGTCGTATGAGCAGCGAGCGTTCTGGAAGTTGATTTCGAGCAGCTTGTTGTCGGTGTATTCGAACTCTCCGCAAAGAATCTTCTCTTTCAGAAGCTTCGTCGGCGGATGGAGCACGCTCGAATGCTGCCTGATTTCGACGGTGTTGTAGCCCGCCCCTTCCAGCTTCTGTGCCGTGCTGAGTGCGTTCCATCGGTCGTATCCGATTGCCTGCACCTGAACGCCGTACTTTTCCTCTATACCGAGGATGAAGTCCTCGACAACCTTGTAGTCGATTACCCTGTCACCGCAGGCTATGCACTTGCCGGCACGGATGAACTCGTTGTAGTCGATTTTCTCGTATGCGTTCTTCTCAGGAATGCGGCCCTCTGGCACGAAGGCGAAAACGTCAGCGAGGATGTTGCCATCATCGTCTGCCGCCACCATCGCGACGGAGGTGTTGTCGTTCGTCTCGGAAAGGTCAAGCCCCAAGTACACCACGCGCCCGCGCCAGTCTATGTCTGCGACCTTGCAAGCCTGCACGTCGGAGACGTCGATGAACGTTTCCGTTCCTGCGCCTTGGTAGATGATGTTGCAGTGCTTCGTAAGAAAGTTCTCGCGTGCCGATTCGACCGCGATTGCGTAGGCTCGTTTCTTCCTCAGGTCTTCCCAGATCTCAGGTATCTCAAGTGACACGGGATTCGCCTGACGCATCACAAGGTCGTCTGTCATCCAATCCTTCGTATCGTCCGGCTCGTAGAGCAAAGCGAACAGCGTATCGTCATCGGCTATTCCGTCTAGAACCTTCTTCGCATATGCCACCTCGTCCTCGAAGGGATTGTCTATCGTCGGGTACTTGGTCGAGATGATGAAACCGAGCTTGTTCAAGATGTTGAGCTGGCCAGACTTCATGGCTTCGACAGCGTAGCTCGTAGGAAGCGCACCAACCTCGTCCGCACAGAATGCGCTGGGAAGTCGGCCATCCATCCTCGAAGTCGAATAGCTCAGCGGAACGTATGTCGAGCTTCTTGGCTTGAATGTGATGTAGTCGCGAAGAATCTTGAAGCGCTTGTCTCCTTTGTACTCGTACACCAGCGGAGACGAGCGCAAGGTCTGCGATATGGCTTCACGGATCTGCCTTGAAAGCGCCCCGTCTGGTGCGACAGAGAAGAACTCTGAGAATCTCGGCTCGCTTAGCATGAGGATAATGAAAATCGTCGCTACCGTGTAAGTCTTGAAGTTCTTTCTGGCAATTTCCAGCAGTCCGATTTCGTAGCGCCGCTTCTCGGGATTGTCGCGGTAGACGGTACACAGAACAGCCGTGTACAGAAGCCACTGGTATCCAGTCGTGCATTCGTAGAGCGTCTGCCCGGCCTTCAGGCCCTTCGGCATTATGAGCAGCTTCAGGATTGACTCCATCTGGCGAATCTTCGCGTCGCTCACGAAGTACTTGTCGCTCTTGCCGTCGCACACGTCCATCCAAAGGCGCATCTGCTTCTTTACGTACTTCGGGGTTGTGTCCGCGTCTATCGTGCGCTCGCAGTAGTCGTAGCCCTTATTCCCCGTCATTGTCTTCACCATTGATGATTGCCATCAGCGGGTCGTATCCAGAGTCTCGTTCCTCGTCCTCCTTGGCGAAGCCCTTGATGATTTTCATGAGCGTGGTCACCGTTCTGTTGGCAGAGTCAGTGGTCTTGTTGTACTCCGTCACGGCGGGGTTCACATAGATGTTCGCGCGACCCTTTACATATTCCTTGGTGACAAGCGTTCCAGTCTCGCGTATTGCCGACTCAAGGTCAGTGAGGTTGTTCAGCTGGACCTGATAGCGTTTGAACGTCGTGGCGAAGAAGAAGTTCGTCTGTACGCCAGTCTCTTCCGCGATTCTGAGAATCTCTCGCGCTTGCTCATTGAGTGATTGCTTAGCCATTCTTGATACCTCTCTTCATGTGCGTTTCAAAGTAGTTGGCGAACTGCCAGTTCCTGCACGTGCAATAGGATTTCGTCCTGTAGTGCCTGTCAGCTGGATTGTTGTATTTCGCGTCGATTGGAAGGCGCTCCGCTCCCTCGATTCTCACAAATCGCCGCCGAGAATTACATCGCCCTTGCAGATAACAGCTGAAAGCACGTTTCCGTATTTCAGTGTAAGGCTGCAAATCTCCTTCACCACGGTTGCCGTGTTCTTGATGGTCGTGAAGTCCTCGTTGTCAAGCTCGATGAACTTCCCGTGCTCTGCTTCTCCGTCGAACGTCACCTTGACGGTTCCAGACTCCGTAGCGTTGTGAATCTGGTTGAACTTGATTTCGTCACCGAGGTTGATGCTCTCGACGTACTGCACCGGGACTGTCTGAATCCCTACTAGACGTGCTGCCTTCGTCCTCTGGTGTCCAGCGATGATAACGTTGTCCTTGCGGTTGACCGGAATCGGAACGATTAGTCCGAACCTGCGTATGCTCTTGCAAAGCTCCTGCTGCTGCTCCTTCGTAATCTTGCGCGGGTTGTATGCGGCAGGCTTCACCACGTCGATGCTAACCTCAGTCACCATTGATAAGCCACCCCACAAAACCATAGCTGACGCCGTTCGCGTCCAGATACTGGTCGAGCTTTGAGCGGATGAGCTTGTATTCATCCTCAGTGAGGATGATTGTCGAGCCGTCGAGCTTCATCTTGTGCTCCTGCGACATAGCGTCTCCGATTTGCTCATCGTCGATAGGCTCCATGTCATCTGAGACTTCGATTGCCGAGTCATCGAATCCGAACTCCGTCATGTCGATTTCGTCTATGCCCTCAAGCTCGATGTCAAGCTTGTCCATGTCCCATTCAGCAAGCTCTCCCGTCTTGTTGTCGGCCAGACGGAACGCCTTCACCTGCTCGGGCGTCAGATCGTCCGCCACGATTACGGGAACCTGCTCCAGTCCAAGCTTGTGCGCCGCCTTCAGCCTCGTGTGGCCGTTGATGATTACATTCTCGCCGTCAACGACGATTGGGACCTTGAAACCGAACTCCTTGATGCTAGCGGCCACGGCATCTACCGCGTTGTCGTTCAATCGCGGATTGTTCGCGTACGGAATCAGCGAATCCGTATCCATGTAGGTTACTTTGGTCTTTTCCATGCTCGAATTGCTCCTTTCTCATGCTAGGAGCGCCCGTCCTGAGCGCTCCTACGGAAAACTTCCCGATAATTGCAATTATCTGTGGAAAAGTTTGTGTTTTCAACATTAATGCCGATAGTTTTCCACAAAACCCCTGCGTTTTAAAAATTTAGTGTCTTCCCTAGGCAGGTGAGATA